TTTCTTTGTGTAATTGTATCATGAAGGTTGACCGCTCTAAAAAATACCATCTAGTTTTATTAATACGGCCTTGTCTTACTGAATTCATTTGACCCCGCCCCGCCTCATATAAACAATTGTCAGCACACTTATCAGCAAACGGGCAAACGTTAAAACCACTTTCACGCGCGGGCGCAAAATATAAAATTGCGGTCATAACTTTTTTTGATTGGCCCTTAATTGTTTTAGGGTTATTATCTATATTTAATAACTTTTTTGATTTATATAGTTTCATATTGTCCTTTTTTGTTAGTTGTTTATTCATAGCAATCTATACAATAACGTCGATCTCTTTGGCTTGCCTCATCGGGCCTGTAATGATTGGCACAACATCGACAAAGTATGTATTCAAAGTTATTAACGTTTAAATCTCGACCGCTATTTATATCTTTATGTGTAAAATCATAAAAATCTTGAAATTCTTTTAATTTCCATTTTTTCATAGATTGTTTTATTTCATCATCAGTTTTAAACCCTGTAATATTGCCTTCATCAATATCAATTTGATAATTAAAACCGCTTGCAAAATCCAAAAAATCTTTTTTTGTATATTTTTTATAACTCATAATATTAATAGATATTCCCATAATATTAAAAGTCAATAGTTTAAATTATTTTTTTTTACAATTACTAGATGTGGTATGTTAACACCGCGCCCATACTATATATAGGCGCGGTTAACTAACAAGGACATATTCCCATATAATCCTATTGACAATATTTACAAGATGTAATAATCATTTTTTATATTAACAATTAACAAAAGGATAATATGACTAAATCAACATATCCGACTAAATATCAGTTGGAACATTTAAAAAAGCGTATCAATAATGAAATTGACCCGCTTATAGATCAAGCCGAGTTAAGCGTTAAATCAATCGTTGCTGATTTGACTGAAAGCGCTGAATTAAAACTTGCTAAAAAAATAAAAGCCGATGTTGTTATAAAAGAACTCGAACAAGCGCTCGAGCAATTGGAAATAAAACAACGTAAAGCCCAAACGTTTTTTGGCAAAATCTCTAATAAAGAATTAAAAGAAAATCTTAATTATAAGTTTAGAGATAAAGATAGTTATTATAGAAATAGTTATAATAACGGCATTACACCTCAAGATTGCCGAGAACAATTGAGAGATTGGGCGCAACACTTGGCGCAAAAAGAGGCCGAAAAAACACCAGAAGGTAAAAAAGTAAAGGAATTAAAACTTTATAAACAAAGTGCGATTAATTCTGTTTTTGAGTGTGGCGTCCCCGAGCAATTAAACGTAGTACTTGAGAAGGTATTATCGGGCGTTGGTATTGTTTGGAATAAAACTAAAGCGCTACAAATAGAAAATAAACAATACAATTAATAGGTGAATATATGAAATACTTAATAATTGAAAAATGGAAATACAAGGACGCCAAACCGTCGTATTACTTAAGAGAAGTAGTTGACAATCTTGACGTTGCTAACGCTAAATTAGAGGCATATATAACACTTGCTAATAAAGAGACTGATAGTCATTACATCATACCGTTTGATGAAAATGTGTTAGTACTATCTAAAAAAGCCTCATAATTGACAATAAAAAGATTTCACCGTATAACACAATTGTACGGTGAAATCGGAATCTAAATTATACAAAAAATTTAAACAAAATACCCCAAAAATTCTATGGACGCGCCTTGAAAGTTGGGCGTCGTTTGGTGTGCCAGATTTACTCGGATATAATGATTTATGCGGGTTTTTTATGGTTGAATTAAAAATCCAAACGGGCAATAAAATCAAATTTTCACCGCATCAAATTTTATTCCATACGACCAGAAATCACCGTAATTTTATTTTGGTTGAACAAGCCGCCGACGGCGGCCAAAGAGACATAAAACTTTATAGCTCTTTGGAAATAAATAACCTCATCCACGACCCGCGCGCCGCCGACCCGTTGGCCGTCAACGATTTTAAAAAAATTCAAAAAATTTTAATTAATAACTAACCGCGCGCCGCGATCCCCGCGCCGACGGTTCGCGAACCGTTGTCAATGTGATATATTGCCGCAGCCCCATATCTTGTGTCAATGCGGCATATCGCCATACCATATCTTGTGTTAATGCGTCATTTTGACGCTGCGACATTTTGTCGCATATAAAAATTTAAAAGCCCACCCGGGTGGGATGGAAATTTTAAAAAGCCCACCCGGGTGGGATGGTGCTCGCGAACCGCGGGCCCACCCACGCCAAAATTTTTTTAAAGAGCCGGCAAGCTTGCGACCTATGGATGCCACCCCCACCCCCCATTTTAAATTGAAAAATTTTAGAAAAAAGAAATCCCCGCTCCGATAATCTCGGAGCGGGGGTCGTTGTTAGTTAGCGTCTGTCTCGTAGTAATCGCTAAATATATTCTGCCATACGTGGTCTGTGCTGACGTCTATTTCTGCGCCATCAAACCAATCCATATAGGAATAAGTTATTTTATTATAGCCGTAAGGCTCGCCGTCGCTGTACCATCTGACCTCGTCGCTCGGGCCACCCCAACTGATCTGCATTCTCCAATAGCCTTCTGTCTGATCTTTGAACGTGTACGGCTCGACGAAATCAAAAGCCAAAGTATTCTCCGACAAGTATTGTGGAAAAAAAATACTATCATCCTTCCACGCATCGCTGAATTGTTTTAGTCTGTCTTCGTATCGCGCCGAGATTAACTCGGCGCAGCTTTTTTGTTTTGTTTGTGTTTGCATTATCTCTTCTCCTCTTCTTCTACTAGTTTGTCGATTTCATCTAAAGCGAGTGTATAGATCTCGCCCAATGTCATCAAGTTATTAAGCATTATAAATGTGATTTTATTATTAGATTTATTTTCCAATAATAATTCCCAACGCTTACGCTCCACGTTTGATTCTATATAGAACCAATGTCCTCTATAACTATTTCGCATTAGATTTCCCCCAACTTACTTTATCATACACACCTTTTTTAACTAAATAATGATAAAGGTTCTTTTTTGTTTTTGGTGCTTTCTTATCATTTAAAAAATTTAACACCGCTTTTGCAAATGATGAAAATCCCGTAACTCTTGGATTTGTCATTAGCATTCCTGTTGTTACTTCTCTTTTTAATGCTTGAAGTAATAACTCTTGTTGGAGAGTAAAACCACTCTCCAACACTTCGTCCGCTATTCGCGTTCCTGGTACTATCATCGTCATATTATATCTCCTCTGATTTGGTTGAGAATGTATATCCCAACTGTTTGATTAATTTAATATCAACATCTAACAAAGTTTTATTACCTGTTAAGGCTGTTAATATTTTTGCTTTATTGCAAACGGGGTAGACTCGCTCCACCCCGTAGACATTCTTTTTACTTACTATTAACTGCATTACGCTCCTCTTCTAATTGTTGAAGTCTTTTGTATTCTCTCTTCAACTTTTTTTCTTCTTTTAAAATATAAATCTGCATATCTTTTAGCTGATTTATTTTAGCTAGTATTATTATTTGATCTTCCATCTCTTCTCCTTTTTTAGTTAATGTATTGTTTAAGTTTATCTAAACAATCTTTTTTATTAAGTAGCTTTCCAAGTGTTGAACACATCAACGGACATTTTTCATCGTGTCCGAAACCTGTCACAGCGTGAACGATTTCGTGGAATACTACATTCCTTAAAGCATCCTCACCCATATTGATTGCATCATCTGTAATCCAGATTTTACAATCTTTAAGCATAGCAACGCCTAAAACATTTTTCTTTCTAGCTTCACCAATTCTTACTTCTATTCTAGGTAAAGCCACACCAGAGTTCTTAACCTCATAAATAAGATTAATAACTTTTCTTCTTAATGGATAAGTTACATTATCCATTTTGAAGTTTTTTATTTTTTTTATTTTCATACCCTTATTAGTATCAGTTGGCCTATAAGGGTCAAGTTAATTCTTATAAATTCCCATAAATAATTAAGTTATCCACAAGTGACATATTTACTACATTCCAAAAACGCATACCTATATCTTGTGTCAAGATAATCTTTCTCTATATGTTGTGTGTGATAATTTGCGCACCGCGAGCCGCGACGCTTTGTCACTGCGACATAATGTCGCACCCTATAAATTTTTAAAAGCCCACCCGGGTGGGGTTAAATTCAAAAGCCCACCCGGGTGGGTTGATCTCGAGGGGTCCCTGACCCTACCTAGAATCGAAAGTTATTAGACCCCCCACCACCCTTTTTTTACAAAAGGTACCTCGAAGTTTTTCCTTTAGTGTAAGTTTTAGACATAAGCTTGCAATAAAATCATTATTGAAATAAAAACACATATGAAAAAATTTTATAAAAATTTTTTATGAAAAAAAATAGAAAAGGTTGTTTAAGTGAGAAGATAGCCATTTGCTATCTAATGAAAAAAGGATTAGATGTGTTTGATTCATGTCAGACTAATGGTGCAGTAGATTTACTTACCTTCAATCCTAAAACCGGTGAAACTAAATGTTGGGAAGTTAAGACTGAAAACTACAGAAGTAATGGTCGTCCAATCTCAAGAGGTAGAAGAGACAAACGGTTTAGTAAATTTATTAACATGCTTTATGTAAAAGAGAATGGAGATGTTAGAGAAGGATACTTTAAACATGGATAAAGAACTAATAGAAAAATTACCACCTGATGTTAGAAAAGAATATCTAAAATATGCAATTAAACTTTCTCAAAAGAAAAAAGAAGATCTTGTGCATAATGATTTTTTATATTTTGTAAAACATGTCTGGCCAGATTTTGTAGAAGGTAAACACCATAGAGAGATTGCAGATAAGTTTAATCAAATTGCAACTGGTGAAATTAAAAGATTAATTATTAACATGCCACCGCGGCACACGAAGAGTGAATTTAGTTCCTTCTTACTGCCTGCATGGATGGTCGGTAAAAGACCTAATTTAAAAATAATTCAAACGACCCACACTACTGAACTCGCGATCCGGTTTGGACGTAAAGCTAAAACGCTCATCGATTCGCCAGAGTACCAACAAGTATTCAAAACTAGATTAAGAGAAGATTCGCAAGCCGCGGGTAAATGGGAAACGGAACAAGGTGGTGAATATTATGCAGCGGGTGTTGGTGGAGCAATCACGGGCCGTGGAGCGGACTTATTGATTATTGATGACCCGCACTCGGAGCAAGATGCGTTGAACGTTCAATCATTAGAACGTGCTTATGAATGGTATACATCAGGTCCTCGTCAGCGTTTACAACCAGGTGGATCAATTGTTGTGGTTATGACAAGATGGAACATGAAAGATTTAACAGGTATGTTATTAAAATCTCAAAAAGAATTAAAATCAGATCAATGGCATTTAATTGAGTTTCCTGCAATCATGCCAACAGGTAAACCAGTGTGGCCAGAATATTGGAAGCTAGAAGAATTAGAAGGTGTTAAGGCTTCACTATCTATTGGAAAGTGGAACGCGCAGTGGATGCAAAATCCAACAGCGGAAGAAGGATCATTAATTAAAAGAGAATGGTGGAAGGTTTGGGACAAAGATTATATTCCACCTTTGCAACATATCATTCAAAGTTATGATACGGCATTTTTAAAAAAAGAATCTGCAGATTACTCTGCTATTACCACCTGGGGAGTTTTCTATCCTGATCAAGATAGTCCAGCTAATCTTATATTATTAGATGCGTTAAAGGAGAGATTGGAATTTCCTGAACTTCGTAAAAAAGCATTAGAGCAGTATAAATATTGGAATCCTGAAACGGTGATCGTGGAATCTAAAGCATCTGGACTTCCTTTAACTTATGAGTTGCGAAAAATGGGGATACCTGTTATAAATTACACTCCGAGCAAAGGTCAAGATAAACACGCTCGTGTTAACTCTGTAGCGCCTCTCTTTGAGAGCGGACAGATTTGGGCGCCTGACCAGAAATTCGCTGAAGAGGTTATAGAAGAGTGTGCATCATTTCCGTATGGAGATCATGACGATTTGGTGGACAGTACGACTCAAGCGATAATGAGATTTCGTCAAGGAGGATTTATATCTCACCCTGAAGATGAAATTGAAGATTCATTGCCGCGTGTTGAAAGAACTTATTATTAAGGATAAAAACATATGCCTATAGCAGCACCTTTACTAGTACCTTTTGCAGAACTAGTAGGAATCACCACAGCAGGACTTGCACTATCACAAATCTCGGATGCAGTTCAAAGCTATATGAAATCTAATCCTGAACAATCAATGAAAATTTTAACCATGCTATCTCCTGAATTAGGAATTGCATCGATGATGAAAAAGAAAACTAAAAAACCTGAAGTAGAAATAGAAGTAGAAGATGAAGAAGAAAAATTAACAGCTAAAGAAAAAAATGAAAAATTTAAAGAGCTTGCAAAAACACCTGGTAGAGGCAGACAAGATTTTATAAACCTCGCAAAAAAATTAGGTCTTACAAAAAAAGGTTCTGAAGAACAACCACCAGAAGATGATGAAGAAGAAAAGATTTTAACAGGTGCACAAAAAACTCAATTGTTTAAAAATTTATTTAAAGAAGGTGGTGAAAGAATGGACTATGCAAGATTAGGTAGAGCAACTAAAAGAGGTAATGAAGGTTTATATCAAGAAGGATTAGAAGCTCTTAAGAAAACTTTAAAAGGTAAAAAAGATGGTGGTAGAATTGGTTATGCAATTGGTGGACTGACAGACAGAGCACAAGGAATTTATAATTCTATGTTGGCTGCTAATTTTGATGATCAAACTATTATAGATACTTTAAACCAACTGGGTATATACAATCAAGATACTCCTGTAGTTACAACTCCAGAAGTTGTAAACACACAACCTAATATTATAGGACAACAGGTTAATTATGGTGGTAATGATATGCCTTTGTCTACAGGATCTACAACAGATTTAACTTCTAATTTTAAAACATCTACTCAAGAAAGACAAAACAGATTAACTAATCCAAATAAAGTTCAATCCTTTGTAAATAAATTTACAGGAGGTGGACAACCTGATATTGGTGAAATGATAAGAACGGGTCAGGTAGATACAAGAGCTTCTGCTGGTATTCCTTTAGGCGTTGGAGCATTAATTGGAAGAGCATTACCTGATAAATATTATGACATGTCTTTAGGAGATCAAGTATTTACTCAATCACAAATGGGTTATACAGGTCCAACAGTGTTTGGTGAAAATACCGTTGGTAATTACAAAGATCCTTTTGGTTTAAATGTTAGATCCGCTTTTGGAAATTATTCAGAAGCAGTTGGAGAAAGTTTTAATACTTTAAGAGATGCATTAACAGGAAGACTTTCAGATAAATACGGTGCAGAGTTTGATGAAGAGACAGGAATGTTTACAGGAACTAATGCGGATTTAGCTAATCAAATGACAAAAATGATGAGAAATAAATTTAAATTTAGAACAGAACAACTTGCAGCTAAAAATAGATTAGATGCACAAATTAAAGCTGCAGAAAGACAAAGACAAGAAGCAAAAAGAATACAAGATGAATTAGCGGCAGCCGCTGCAGCAAAATCTAAAGCTGCAGCTTTAGCAGCAATTAAAAAACAAGGACAAGCAAGCTATAATCCTAATATACACGGACCAACTAACTATGGACAAGATAGTCAAGGTAATCAATCTTTTGATTTTGGAGGAGGGTTTGGTATTGGTTCAGACGGCGGTCCTGTAAGTAATAGAACAGGTAAAGGAAGAACAGGTTATCAAGCAGGTGGAGTTGCAACACCAGAACAATATGCAAAAGCTTTACAACAAGTAGGTGCAGGAAGTGCATTAGATAAATTAAGATCTACAGGAGACTATGTAAAAAACTATGTTTCAAATGTTGGACAATCTGTTCTTAATAAAAATCCTGCAATAAGAGGCATTGCTTCTTTTTATGGAGTAGGCAAACCTATTTCTTCTTTCAGTGATTTTTCAAGTGGAAGTCAACAAGCAATTAAAGATGCAGTTATGAGAACTGTACAAAATCCTACTTTAAATCAATATTCAAAAACTAATATTCCAATGTCTAGTTATACAAACTATTTTGCGGATAAAGGAAAAGCTAATACACAAGGTATTTATGATACTGGATACATAAGTCGTGCAGATCAGTTTAAAGATATGGTTTCAGCATTAGGTGGTAATGAAGATGCAATAGCTAGAATGACTCTTGGAAGATTTAATGTGGATATTGATCCAACATCAGGAGTTGGATATTTAAGAGACAAATATGATTTCTCAAAACAAATGCCTGGTGGAAAAGCATATGATATTAATATGCAACTACCACAAGATTTTGTTCAACAAATATTAAATGATCCGACTTATAAAAAAACAACAGGATATACTCCACCAACAACTCAAACAACTTCTTCTATACCACAGTTTTATCAAAACAATCCTGGATCTTATGACTTTGATAAATTTAAAGAAGCTTATGCATTTGCAACAGGACAACAAAATATAATAAGCAGAACTCCTGATGGACAGATTGTAACTAATTTTGGAAATTGGGATCCAAGTAATACCTATAGTAATTATAGATCAGATAGAACTTCAAGCTCAAGTACTACTCCTTTCTTTAGTCAATTTACTGATCCAAATGTTTTTAATAAAAATACTTTAATAAGTATGTATGGTGCACCAGGAGCTGGTAAAAATTATTTTGCAGATGGTGGACTTGCTACAATGTTCTCGGAGAAAAAATAATGCAATTAAAATATAACCCAGAACTAGGAATGATTGTAAAAGAAAATGATGAACCAGCTACTCAAGCTGATATTTTAGCATGGTCTGCTGCTAATCCAGAACCAGTTGAAGAAGAACGAAAAAAACAAGATCCACGTATGTTAAATGAACTAATGCAAAGTTTGACAGGTGGCAAAACGTCTGATACTGTAGACGTAGGTGTTGAAACAATCAAAGATAAAGGATAGAATAGTCGAATGGCTGATATAGATAAATCTTTACCCAATTCAAAAACAACTGTTGAACTTCCAGGTGAAGTTGAAATAGAAGAAGCGATTAAAGAACAAGTAGAAGAAGTACAAACTGAAGGCGGTCCAGTAGAAATTGAAATGGATGATGAAGGTGGTGCTGAAGTTTCTTTTGATCCTTCTGCTGCAACACCTGAAGGTGGTGAAGATCACTTCGCGAACCTCGCAGAATTTTTAGATGATGGTGTTTTAGATCCATTAGGAAATAAACTTTATGATCAATACACTGAATACAAAGAATCAAGAGCAGACTGGGAAGATAGTTACAAAGATGGTTTGAGTCTTTTAGGATTTAAATACGAAAGAAAAACAGAACCATTTAGAAATGCTGCAGGAGTAAATCACCCAGTACTTGCAGAAGCAGTCACACAATTTCAAGCACAAGCTTACAAAGAATTATTACCAG